GGAAGTGGCGTTAGAAACAACGCAAAGCGTGGTATTGAGCTAAATAAGAAGGTAAACAATAAGTGCGCCACCTCTGTGGGAAAAATTCGTGCACAGCAGCTCAGTAGGGGTGAAAAACTCAGTGTGTCCACGATAAAGAGGATGTATTCTTACTTGTCAAGAGCTGCCGAATACTATGACCCAAGCGATTCTAAGGCTTGTGGTACAATTTCATACCTTTTATGGGGTGGTAAGGCAGGATTAGCTTGGAGCAGGTCTAAATTGCGTGAATTAGGTGAATTAGAGCTTAATTGTGACTGTCAGGAGCTATCTGAGGAGCTTGAACTCGGTTTATATGACAAAACATACAAAGATTACCCTTCTGCTGCTAGAAATAACGCTAAACAGGCTCTTGCGTACTATGATAGCAATAAACCAAGATGCGGAACGCCTCAAGCGTGGCAATTCGCTAAACTATTAGTTGATGGTAAGCCATTATCTCGTTGTTTGATATCAGAGATGGCATCTTACAATAGATTTGAGAAAAGAAAAGACGAGCCATACAATAAAGGCTGTGGTGGTCTTCTATGGGATGCTTGGGGAGGCGAAGAAGGAATCCGTTGGGCAGAAAGTAAACTTGACGAGATAAACTCTCAGGAATCTAAATTAGATTTATCGTCTAAAGAGATTGATGGAAGACTCGCCTACGACACAAAAGAAGAAGCATTAAGAATTGCAAAGGATATTGGTTGCGAAGGATATCATACTCACGATGTAGATGGTGAGACTTGGTATATGCCTTGCAAAGAACATAAATTAGCAAAATACGATGACAAAGGAAGAATTGTTAGAAGCCCGAAAGCACCAAATTCCGATACTAAAAATCCTTCTCCAAAGAGAGGTAGCAAACGCAATCCAAAAGGAGCTGCTGGGAAGGGAAGGGGAGTATCTGTTCCAGCCAGAGTGTTAAAGTCGCTACAGAAAAAAGCAAATGACTTTAATGAGAAGTATAAATCTAAACTAGGTTACGGAACAACTGTAGGTCAACTTAAATCTGTATATCAGCGTGGTGTTGGCGCATTTCAAACATCACACAGTCCAATGGTAAAGTCTGCTGAACAGTGGGGTCAAGCGAGAGTTAACGCTTACATATACCTACTGAAGAATGGCAGACCTCAAAACGCCAAATACACAACAGATTACGACCTATTACCAAAGAAACACCCTAAAAGCAGTAAGAAATGAAAAGAACAAGAGAAACTCCAAGCAGAACGTCTCCACGCAATTCAAGACGTGGATGTTTATGTAAAGACGGAAAAACGTATGCACGAAAGTGTTGTGATGGAACATTAAGAGCTCAAGGTGTAGGGAAAATCTAACAGAGAAATTCTAATTAGTTATTATTATATACTTTAAAGTTAAATTTTTATTATGGAAGGTAAAGCAACTCTTATTTTAAAAGACATTATGCAGAAACTTTCTATGATTAATTCCGAAGAGGTAAAAGAAGAAGTAGAAAACGTAGAAGTATCTGCTGAAGAAGTTGCTCCTGAAGTTGAAGTCAAGGAAGAAGTTGTATTGTCTGAAGACGAAGTAGCTGAAGAAGCTACAGAACTATCTAACGAATCTACTGAGCAAGAACTCGCTGAAGATGACGAAGCTGAAAAAGAAGCTGAGGAAACTGAAGAAGATGTTGAGGAAGAAGAAGAGTTAGAAGAAGAAAAATATGTTTCTAAATCCGAATTCGATTCTAAAATAGCTGAACTCAAAGATATGATTGAGTCAATGAAAGGTGAAATGGGTAAGGAAAAAGAATCTTACGAGAAAGAAAAAGCTGAATTGAGTGCACAAATTGAGAAACTATCTGCTGAACCAGCAGTTGAGCCTCTTGCACACAATCCAGAAGAAAAACAAGAAAAAAACGAGGGCTTTAAGTTCGGTCAAAATCGCCCTCTTTCGACACTTGACCGAGTAATGTCCAAAATAAACTAAATTATATTAAATTATGCCAACTCCATCAATTACTACTACATATGCAGGAGAGTTTGCTGGAAAGTACATCTCTGCTGCTCTATTAAGCGGTAATACAATCGCAAATGGCGGTATTACTGTAAAGCCTAATGTAAAGTACAAAGAAGTTGTAAAGAAAGTTGCGACAAGCGGTCTTATTGGAAACGCTTCTTGTGATTTTACTGATGCTGGTTCTTTGACTTTAACAGAGCGTATTCTCCAACCTGAAGAGTTTCAAGTAAACCTTGAGCTTTGTAAGAAGGATTTTCGTTCTGACTGGGAAGCTGTTCAAATGGGTTATTCTGCCTATGACAACCTACCTCCTAAATTCGCTGATTTCCTAATCGGTCACGTTGCTGCTAAAGTTGCAGAGCAAACTGAGCAAAACATCTGGCAAGGTACTGACGCTACTGCTGGTGAGTTTGACGGTCTTTCTACTTTGTTAGCTGCTGATTCTGACGTTGTAGATGTTACAGGTACTACTGTCACTTCTTCTAACGTAATCGCTGAGCTTGGGAAAATCGTTGATGCAATTCCTTCTGCTGTTTATGGAAAAGAAGATTTAAAAATCTACGTTTCTTCAAATATTGCTAAAGCTTATGTATCTGCACAAGCTGCTTTAGGATATCGTGACTTGTATCACGTTGGTAAGACTGAAATGAACTTTCAAGGTATTCCTTTGTTCGTTGCTAACGGTCTTGCTGACAATGATGCTGTAGCTGCGGAAACATCTAACTTGTACTTTGGCACTGGTCTATTAGCTGACCACAACGAGGTTAAAGTTATTGATATGGCTGACCTTGACGGAAGTCAAAATGTTCGTATCGTAATGCGATTCACTGCTGGTGTCCAATATGGTATCGGTTCTGACATCGTTCTTTACACCTAATAATTAATCGTCTAATATGGGGGTGCTAAACCCACCCCCTTTTTAATACTTATAATATGGCTTGTGATTTAACTGGCGGAAGATTAAGACCTTGTAAAGATGCCGTTGGTGGTATTAAGAAAATTCACTTCGTTGACTTTGGTGATTTAGGTTCGCTAACATTTGGTAGTAGCGATGAAATCACTGATATGGATGGAACTTTTACTTACCACTCTTACGATGTCAAAGGTAATTCTTCCCTTGAAACTAACATTACGTCTTCTCTTGAGAACGGAACTACATTCTTCGAGCAAGTCGTAAATATGACCTTATTCAAACTGACTAAAGAGGATAACAAAGAATTGAAGTTGATGGCTTATGGTCGCCCTCACGTTGTTGTACAAACATTCGATGACAAGTTCTTATTAGTTGGTGCTGAGAATGGTGCTGATGTTACTGGTGGTACTGCGGTTACTGGTACTGCTATGGGTGATTTGAACGGATATACACTTACGCTAACTGCAAACGAACTCCGTATGCCTTCATTCGTTGATGGTGGTACTGATACAGACCCATTTGCAGGTATGTCAAGTGCTACTGCTTCTGAGTCCACTCAAAGAGACCCTTCATAAATTCAATAGGGTTATGAATCTAATAGGGGGTGTTTTACATCCCCTATTTTTTTTATAAGCTAAAAACAAAAAGGAACATTTTCGTTACTTTAGTATGCACTTATTAACTACATCTATTGCAGCTCAACAACTAAAGATAGTACCTCGACAAGATGCGAGTTCTGTTACTCTTGAGCTGACAGATAAAACACAATTTACTACATCTACTGTATCTGTATCTAAAACATCATCTGACCCTTTTATGATACTATCAGGCTCTTTCTCTCTTGTAGAGAATAGGTCTTACTCATTTGAAGTAAAAGATGGTAGTGAGGTTATATACAGAGGACTTATATTCTGTACAGACCAAACTGACGGAGAGAAGTTCTTTGTTCAGGATGGCGACTATACATCCGAAACAAGTTACGATAACGAATATGTAATTCTATAATGCACGTTGTAACAACATCTACTGACCTGCAAACTATTCGTGTTATACCAAGACGACAGAACGATAGTAATGTTACCATTCGCATTTACGACAAATCATCCAGAAGAGAGATAAACTATAGTTCTCCATATTACTGGCAAACAGCAGATGTGTTCTTTAATGAGGTTGACCAAAACTGGAATACAGACCCTCAAGTTGTGTTTAATTATGGCGACCCATTCTCCACAGTATCAGGTCAATTCAGTTTTAGAGAAAACGAATACTATGGTATTAAGTTAATTGATAGTAGTGGAGAGTTATACAAAGGAGTATTATTTTGTACCGACCAAACAGACTACGATAAGTTTGATGTACACAAAGACGATTATGTAGTTGAACAAAGCTACAACAATGAATATATAACAGTATGAGTAAGTCAAGAAGAAATACAAACACAAGGGTAAAACCTCAAGTAAAAGATGGTAAAATACACATCGTAAACCTTGAGTCATATTCACGCCCTGACATTAAGGAATACAGTAATCAAGACTGGGTTTCTTATGGCGATGATAACAATTACTTTGAATACCTAATTGATAGGTATAATGGTTCGCCAACAAACAATGCTGCAATCAATGGTATTGCAGAAATGATTTACGGTAAAGGACTTGATGCTACTGATGGCGATAAGAATGAAAGTCAGTATAATGAGATGAAAGAACTTCTCACTAAGGACTGTATGAAGAAGATATGCTACGACTACAAAATGATGGGTCAAGCTGCACTTCAAATCATATACACCAAAGATAGAAAGAAGATTGCTCAAGTTGAACATATGCCTGTAGAAACACTTAGAGCTGAGAAGTGCAATTCAAAAGGCGAGATAGAGGCTTACTTTTACCACTCTAACTGGGAGGAATACAAGCAATCTGACAAGCTAAAGAGAATACCTGCATTTGGTTTCTCTAAGTCGCCACTTGAGATATTGTACATCAAGCCTTATCGTGCTGGTTACAAATACTATTCGCCAGTAGATTATCAGGGTGGTTTACAGTATGCAGAACTCGAAGAAGAAATTGCAAACTACCACATCAATAACATTCAGAATGGACTCGCTCCTTCTATGCTTATTAACTTCAATAACGGAGTGCCACCAGAAGAGCAGAGAGAAATGATTGAAAGAAGTATCATAGAGAAGTTTAGCGGTAGTTCTAACGCAGGTAGGTTTATCTTAGCGTTTAACGACTCTAAAGAACTTGCAGCTACAATAGACCCTGTACAATTATCTGACGCTCACCAGCAGTATCAGTTCTTGTCTGATGAATCTATGAGAAAGGTAATGGTATCGCATAGAATCGTCTCTCCTATGCTCGTTGGTATCAAAGATACAAGCGGACTTGGAAACAACGCAGAAGAGCTCCAAACGGCTTCTGTACTTATGGACAATACTGTTATTCGACCTATGCAAGTGACAATCTTAGATGAGTTAGAGAAAGTACTTATGTATAACGGAATTGAATTAGATATCTACTTCAAGACATTACAGCCACTTGAGTTTACTGACTTGACAAATGCTATATCTGAGAGTGAAGTAGAAAAAGAAACTGGTGTTAAAAGAGACCAAGTTGATGAAGAACCTCAAATAGAAGAAGAAGAATAATATGGCAACTGCATTATTTATAAAGAGAGCTGACCTTGTAAAGAACACCGCACTTAATGGTTCGGTGGACACTGATAAGTTTATTCAGTTCATACACATAGCTCAAGAGATTCACGTTAGAAACTTTATGGGCACTGACTTATACGATAAGATTAGTTCTGATATTATTGGAGGTAGCTTATCTGGTGATTACTTAGCACTTGTAAACGATTACATTCAACCTATGCTTATTCACTATGCTATGGCAGAGTATCTACCCTTTGCAGCGTACACAATCGCTAATGGTGGTGTGTATAAGCATAACTCTGAGAATAGTACAATCGCCAGTAAAGAAGAGGTTGACTTACTAATTAATAGAGAGCGTGATTACGCAGAATACTACACTCAGCGTTTTATAGACTATATGAGCTTCCACGCAGATGAGAAGTTCCCAGAGTATTATACAAACAATAATGAGGATATTTACCCAGATAAAGACGTATTGTTTCACGGATGGAGTCTATAAGTAAGTACAAGCCTAAAGAAGGCAACATAGTAAAGTTAAAGAAGTATTTAGAAAAGAGAGTTAAACAAGTAAAACCAACAGAGAACATTGGCTACACTAAATAACAAAAAGATAAAAGATACTTTCAAGGGATTGCTAAAGACCCTTGATAACGCTGAGATTACAGGTCAGGTAGAAATTACTGATGGCGATGGTAATCAAACAGGCGTATTTATAAATACTGATGGCTCTATAAAGGTTACTGGCACTGCTGAGTTTGGCTCACTCAAAGACACTGGAGAAGACATTACAATTACTAAATTTATAGATGAGGCTGATGGTATATCTAACAATGATGACGACAGTTCAATACCCACTTCAGCAGCAGTAAAAGATTATGTTGATTCTGGCGTAAATACAAACGCAGCTAATATAAGCACGAATACGTCTAATATAAGCACCAATACAAGCGATATAAGCACGAATACAAGTGCTATTGCTCTCAATACAGCTAAGAACTCTTATCCTTCAGCAGACGCAGCGAAAGTGGCTAATATAAGCGTTACACAAGCTGTTGATTTAGATACTCTTGAATCTAATGTGGCGACTAACAATTCAAAGGTCAGTTTTGATTCTACGAGCTCTTCTAAGTTAGCTGGAATAGAAGCTGGTGCACAAGTAAACGATGTTACTTCTGTAAATGGTCAGACTGGTTCTGTAACCCTTACTTCAAGTAATGTTAATGAGGGTACTAATTTATACTACACAGACTCTCGTGTTGCATCAAATAGTGCGGTTGCAGCCAATACCGCCAAGACAGGAATAACCGACCAACAGGCGAGTGCTATTAACGCCAACACATCAAAAGTAGGTATAACAACTCAACAGGCTGATGCTATTGTGGCGAATACCGCTAAGATAAGTTTCGATAATGACTCCTCAACTAAATTATCTGGAATAGAAGCTAACGCTGATGTCACAGATTCTACTAATGTCACCTCGTCTCTTGTTTCTGCTACATCAATATCAGAGACTGACAAATCTGCTATAAGAACTAATATAGGAGCTGGAACTGGTGCAGGTGCAGTTGATAGTGTAAACACCCAAACAGGTGATGTAGTTCTCGATACAGATGATATTTCAGAGGGTACATCTAACTTGTACTTTACTGATGCAAGAGTGTCAGCAAACTCTGCTGTTACAGCCAACACAGCTAAGGTAGGAATCACCACACAACAAGCAAGTGATATTACCACAAATAATTCTAAGGTTGGTATTACCACCCAACAGGCATCTGATATCACGACTAACAATGCGAAGGTAGGCATCACTACTGCCCAAGCAGATGCAATTACAGCCAACACTGCAAAGAATAGTTATCCATCAGCCGATGCTACTAAACTTGCAGGAATCGAAGCAGGTGCAGAAGTCAATCCTACATCAACAGACGAGCTTTCAGAGGGTAGCTCTAATTTATACTACACAGAAGCGAGAGTATCTGCTAACACAAGTGTAGCTGCAAATACATCCAAAGTTGGTATAACAACCGACCAAGCAAATGCGATAACTGCCAATACAGCAAAGGTTGGTATTACTACGCAACAGGCAAACGATATAACAACAAATAATGCAAAAGTAGGTATAACTACCCAACAAGCGAGTGATATCACAACTAACAACGCTAAAATAAGTTTTGACAGCACTTCATCTACTAAGTTATCAGGTATTGAAGCAGGTGCTGAGGTCAATACAGTAGATAGCGTAAACGGACAGACAGGCGCAGTATCATTAAGTACCTCAAATGTAAGTGAAGGCACAAACCTCTACTATACAGATGCACGAGTTACAGCTAATAGTAGCGTGGCAGCTAACACAGCTAAAATCAGTTATAATGCAACAGATTCCACTAAAGTTGGTTATATTAGTATAACACAAGCTGTTGATTTAGATAGCGTAGAAAACAAGCAAGAGAACCAATATAAGATAATTGGTGTAGCTATGGATTATTCAAACAGAGTGTTATCAGATAGTGGAACTGCTGAGGGTACTCAAAGTATTATGGACAATATAGAAACTTTAATCTTAAACTAATGAGCATATACGATAATGCAGGTGTAGCGTTAATACCATCAGGAACTAAAGCGAGTAAGTTATATTCGGTTTTACCTGCTAATGGTAATGGCGATTTTACACACGATAGAAACCTAACAACAGCTACACGAGTTAATAAAGATGGACTAATAGAAAGCGTTGCAGAAGATGTACCTCGCTTAGATTACCCTTTAATTGATGGCGTAGTACAGGATTGTCCTGCTTTACTTTTAGAACCACAAAGAACAAATGTACTTTTACGTTCAGAAGAATTAAATACAACTTGGCTTACGTTTAGAAGCTCTGTAACATCAAACGATATTGTTTCGCCTGATGGCTCACAAAACGC